GCCCAAGCCCTCACCCTGTCAGCCGGAATCGTTTCGGGCATCTTTCGCACTCTTCAGTCTTATTCCGATCTATGCGCCGCAGTTTTGCAGAACGAATGGTGAGGCTCGTAGACTTGTGCGCGGCGGGGCGCTTGAGGTGAACGGAAAACCGGCTATCTGTGAAAATATGCCGGTAAGCGTGGGCGATACCGTAGTTGTATGCCCTCGCTCAAAAACCCGGCGGTTTGCGTTTACCGTTTCAGATCCTTCGCAAGATGCGAGCGAACGTCTTTCTTTGCCTGCAAAGCATGATGGCGCAGCATGAAACAGAATTACCCACCTAAACCAAACACCTTCATGCAAGCTAAGGCGCATACGAGCAATAAATTGGCGCAAACCCTTTGGGTTGCTCGATTTTATCCGGTCTGGATGTGCGATTGCGCACGCGCATTAACTCAGGATACTGGATCTTATCTTGCGCAGTTTCGCGCCGTGCAGTGGTTTCTCAAACCCTACGTTACTTGGGTGGATGAGACACTGGATTGGCTGGAGGAATGTCGTCAAAAAGAGCGGGAAGATCAAGGTCGGCAGCATTCTTCTTTAAGGGCTTCGCACATGGAGGGACATATTCCTTCAGCACAGCCGTCTCCAAAAGCTGGTGGCGGCAGCGATGCCGCCACCAGCAACCCTGATCCACTTATGACCGGTCTGGAAGATTATTTTGCTGCTTGTGATCAGGCCAGTGCAAAGTGCCCAAAAAAATTCCCGCCTATTCCTGAAAAACAGCGCCAAAGAATGCGCCAAATTACTGCGGAATTTTTACTGCATGTGGGGTGTCGGCGGTGAGCTATCTTTCACAATCTGAAGCGCTTCATCCATTCCTAACAATGGCATCGCGCCGGAGCAATAATTCTGCAAAATACTTTGCAGTTCTAACTGACTTTCGTGAGGCAGTAACTTCACTGCAACCCTTAACGCTATTTTCATGGCTTCTGCACGTGCGCGCGCCCCTTCAAGTTCGTGCATATCTCTCAAAGATTTCTGAGGATCATTTTTCTCCATCAGAATCGTCCTTTCATGTTGGTGACACATGCATGATGGACGTAGCTGACAGCGGCATCAATGCCGCTGCCAGCACCTCTGCTGCGGGTCATGCGCCATGCTAACCGCAGCTATCAAAACAGCCACACGCACGGCCATCAAAGCCTGCGGTGGGCTGGATTCAATATCCCGCGCTGTGCGTGTCGGCATCACGCAGCTTTCCGATTACTGCAACCGTGAAAAAGCATCTGTGGTGCCGGTAGATGTTGCTGTTGAGCTGGATAAAGAAGCGCAAGAACCGCTTATTCTTTCCGTTATGGCTCAGGCAGAAGGTTTTGCCCTGGTGCCGGTCAAGTTCGGCAACGGTCTGCTGCCGCACGATATGGGCAAGTTTGCCAAGGCTACCAGCGAAGTTCTGCAAAAGGGCTTTGAAAGTATGGCAGATGGCAATGTGGATGTGCAGGAAGCGCATGAAATCCTCATACATGCGCAACGTGCCCGTACATCATTGCATCATATTGATGGCCACAGCGCACAAGATCATTGCTGAAGGCAAACCATTGCAGGTGAGCATCGCTGATGGCGCGTGAGGCACTCAACTGGCGGGAGCTAGATCCTAAAATCCGGCATTATGCCCGCTGTGGTTTTAGTATCAAACGCCAATCTCATAAACTCAATATATCTGAGCGCGCCATTTATTTGCGCCGCAATGCCCTGGGTATCGGTCGCAAGAAAAAGCATGCAGCGCAGGAGAATTCTTCTTATGTCGCGTCTTAAAAACGCAAAATCCGCACGCCGGTTTTTCCGCCGTCGTCCCCTCAATGTACGAGCATTGCGTGAAAGCGCGCGCGTGCAGCCTGATCTTTCCATGCAGTCGCGTGTGTCCGGTGGTTTCACATGGCGTGCACCACGCAAGGCCATTCGGCATGCGGCGTATTACAATGGCTGAGGTGCTGCTGGACGGATATGATTTCTGCGGTCGGTTGCGTAACGCCATCGCTGCGGAAAAAAGCCTTGCTGCCTTTGCCCGCAAACATGGGCTGAAAGAACAGTCCGTGCGTGATGCAGAAGCTATGCAATCCATCAGTGATGGTGTCTGCAAAGCTCTTGGCTTGGTGAAAGTTTTGCGCTATCCAGCGCGGGACGGCAGTGGTCGGTTTGCATCACTCCGCGAAATCCAAGAAAAACTGAATACTTTTATCCGGCGTTGCGGAACGCAGGAAGCTGCTGCACGCCGGTTTGGTATTAGCAAAGGGCATCTATCCAACATCCAGAATGCCCGGCGTGGGGTTATGCCGGTGCTTAACGTGCTGGGTTACGGCTTTCCCGTGCAGCGCTTTATTGTTCGGAACGCAGCATGAGCGGCAAGCTGAAAGCTGCGGAAGTTTCCGCCATGCTGGCCAGCCAGATGGAGGCTTTGGCGCGTGAGCTGCTGCCCGGTGGCAAAAAAACCGGCGCTGAATGGATGGCCGGATCTGTAGCAGGTGAGCCAGGCACAAAACTGGCTGTGCATCTATACGGTGCAAAAGCCGGTGTGTGGAAAGACTTTTCTCAAGATATCGGTGGCGATCCGCTGGATCTGGTCGCGCATTGCCTGACAAACCGAGATCTGAGTGCGGCATATCGCTGGGCCTGCAACTGGCTGGGCTTGAGCACGGAAACGGTGGAAGTCCGCCGTGCGGAAATCCGTGAAAAAGCTGAACAGGCTAAGGCAAAAGAGGAAGAAGACGCTAAAAAGCGTGTTATCCGTGCGCGGGATATCTGGATGAATGCCCAGCCAAATATCTTGAACACACCAGTAGATTTCTATTTACAGGCACGCGGTATCAAGCTGGAAAAGTTTGACCGGCCTCCTGGTGCATTGCGGTTTGCGCCAGAGCATTACTGTGCAGAAATCAATGCCCCATTGCCTGCCATGCTGGCTGCCATCACAGATCTGAACGGGCGGTGCGTTGCCGTGCATCAGACGTGGCTCGGCCAGCATGGTGGTCAATGGGCCAAGGCACAACTGGAAATTCCCAAGAAAGTTCTGGGCAGTTTCCGTGGTGCCTGTATCCGGTTGCGCAAAGGTGCCGCCGGCACAACACTTAAACAGGTTTTACCGGATGAGGTGATTGCGATTGGTGAGGGCATAGAAACGTGCCTTTCCGTTGCCATGGCCCGTCCGGATCTGCGGATACTCGCAGCAATCTCTCTCGCAAATCTCGGAACAATCCGTCTGCCGGATACAGCACGCAACGTGCTCATTCTGGCAGATCGGGATGAAAGCACGGCGGCCAAAAAAGGCCTGCGTAAAGCCATAGACACGCACCTGTCAGCAGGGCGCACGGTAGATGTGGCTTGGCCGCCAAAAGGCAAGGATTTCAACGATGTTATCGGAAGATGAAGAAAGCGGCCTAGACGCCATCCGCTCGGCCATCAATACGGCAGAACGGCAGTTCCAAGTTATTGAGGGTGGCAAAAATGCCGATAATGGTGGACGCCCTCCCAAAACCAAAGAAAAGAAGCCCTGCCCTGTTGTCACCATCGGGCATCTGGACGGGTCTTTTTACTTTCTTGATCGCGTTGGTCAGCTGCGCGTGCTCAAGGCATCGCAAATGACACGCCGGCCAGATCTGGTGGCGTTGTTCGGTGGCAATATCGACTGGCTGAAAGAAACATTTCCGAAAACGGCAAAAGTCAAAGACAAGGATGCAGAAGGCAATGAAACAGCGCGTGAAGTTGTGGTTGACTTTAATATCAATCACACTTGCCAGTTCCTTCAGCGTGAGTGCTTTTCTGCTGGGCTTTTCGGTGATCACATACAGATCCGCCGTCCGGGCATCTGGCCTACGTCAGAAGGTATGCCGGTGGTGCATTGTGGCGACCGTGTTCTGGTGGGTTCAAAGCTGGAATTACCAGGCACGCGCATTGGCAATCAGATCTGGGCTGCTGCACCAGCTGAGCCACGTCCAGCAGAGCCGTGCGAGGCGATTGATGCGCGGGAATTTCAGCGCCAAGTCAGGGAATTGTGGGATTTCCGGCTGGAAGGCAGCGATATCATTGTTATGGGCATGTTGGCCTGCGCGTATTATGGCGCGGCCATTCCGTGGCGTCCTGCCGGATTTCTAACAGGCCCTGCCGGTTGCGGTAAATCTTCCCTGCTACGTGTGCTGCAAAATGCCATTCCGCTCAAATTCGCCACGAATGACGCATCAAAGGCCGGTATTGAACAGATGGTGGATGGTCGTGCCATTCCCATGCTGGTGGATGAAGCGTCTGACCGTGTGGATCAACGTGCTGCCCGTGCTCTGCTGGATCTGGTATTGTCCGCAACCGGTGGCGAAGGCACAAAAGGCGCGCGCGGTGGTTCGGATGGTATCGCCCGCAAGATTGCGGTGGCTGGTTCCATCATCATGGCATCCATCCGGCCACCGGATATGGAGGCGCAGCATCTAGGCCGCTTTACACTGGTGGAAATGCGTCCGCCAAAGAATGGAGCAGACCATACGGCAGAACATCGGGAATTTGCTGAATGGGCAAAGGAAATCGGGCCAAAGCTATGGGGTCGCACATTGGCTGGTTGGCAGCGTTATGGTGCTGCTCGCGTTGTTCTCCGTGCCGCCGTGGGTCGCGCAGGATGTCAGCCGCGTGAAATGGATCAGATGGGCTCATTGCTGGCTGGTTGGTGGACGCTCACCAATGATACCGTGCCAACAGAAACAGAGGCAGATCATGTTGTCCGGTGCGTCGCCGGGTATATTCGTACGGCCGAGTTGGTGGAAACGGATGATGGCAGCCAGCGCATGATTGATTACCTGATGTCGCAGCAAGTGCAGATGATGCGCACTACCGAAAAGAGATTGCTAAGTGACCTGATTGCACGATGCTTAAGCGATGAAGAATTTGAACGTCAGGAAGGTGATGTGCCAGATTTGGAATTCTCCCGCACCAATGCAAAAACCATTCTAGCGCAATATGGTATGCGAGTTATCCGTGCCAATGAGCCTAAATCTAAATCTGGACGCGATGCTCCGCGGCTTTCTGATGGCGCAGGTGTCTGGATATGGCCAGGTAGCGCCATGCTGAAAAAACTGTTTACAGATTCAAACTGGAGTGGTGATAGATGGATAACAGATCTCAGCAGACTAGAGAGTGTGCGGAAAAATCCTAAGTTGGTGAAAATCGCCAAAGGGTCTGTTCATCGTGGGTGTTTTTGGGTTCGAGCGTGCGAGCTTGGTCTATCCGATGATGATATCCTAGATTGAAAACACCGCGGTAACACAAAGAGTTACCAAAAAAACCAATGAAAACAGCATGGTAACAAGGTAACACTGGTAACGCCTTTTTTGCGTCTATATATGCAAAATCCCTTCCTCATGCTCCTACCCTTTTTGAGCAAGAAATAAGCGTTACCTTTGTTACCTTGTTACCATTACTAATAACTAACTGAGATATATAGATATTAAAGGTAACAGAAAGGAAACATGATGGTAACAGCGCAGGTTTCCTCAAAAATAGCCATCAAGCCCATAAGCGGGCAGGAAATGGCACAGGCCGTGGAAGATCGGTTGTTTGAGGCCGGATACACACTGGCCTGCCTGCCTGCCCACGGTATTCGTCCAGCAGGCTGGGGCAAAGGCTGGGGCGAAACGCTGATGGACATGGATGATCTGCTGACACTCACGGCAGAAAGTGAAGTCCGGCCACCCATGCCAACAGCTGCTGCCATCAGCCGCATGGATGAGGCATTCACCTGGGTTCAGGGTATTTCTAACGATGCGTGGCGTCGCGCCATTCTGCTGTGGATGATGATCCACCCGTTGTCACATCGGCATCGCTATAGCTGGGGCAAGATTGGTAAGGTTTTGGGCGTGAGTGACAAAACAGCAAAAACCTTTTTTATCAGAGGGATAGCTGACATCACGAAAAAAAATTACGCCTAACTGCATTTTTTACTTCTCAAATTCCGGAAAATGCAGTTTTTTAGACACCATGATCAGGGGTCGTGCAGCCAACAGGCTACGCGGCCTTTTTTTTATGCCCAAATGAAAGCGAACCATGCCTGTCAGATCTCCAGTTTTCCGGCCGCGCTGGCATAAGCCAGAAGCGCAACGCCGGCAGGAGTTCGATAAGCAGCGCGGCACATCGCGCCAACGCGGTTACGATGCCGCCTGGGAAAAGGTTCGCGCCCAACACTTGGCGCTGCATCCAAACTGCTGCGTGCCTGGATGCAGAACGCCGCGTGACAGATTGAACGTGGATCATATCGAAAGCGTGCGGGAAAATCCGTCCAGGCGGCTAGATCCAAGCAACCTGAGAACGCTTTGCCAGTCGCATCATTCGGCCAGAACAAGCCGAGATCATAGCTGGAACCGCTGAAAATCGGCAAAAAACGGCAGAAAACCGCCATTTTTGACGAAAAACACGTCAAAACGGGTGGGGGGTGTCAAATCTCTGCCGGCGGCGAGCACCTGAACCGCGCCATGGGCAAATTTTTGCAACCGCGAAATTGAGGAAAAAAGTTACCAGGATGGTTGGATGGAAACCCTCCTGCCTATTCGCATGAGGGAAGGTCATCATGAGAGGTAGAAAACCAAAGCCACGCCACCTTCGTGTGATTGAAGGCAATCCGGGAAAACGGTCTCTCCCCGAAGATGGTGTCCGGCTCCCGTCCGAATATGCGGCGCCACCAGATTTTCTGGATGAGGTGGCACGGGCTGCGTGGGAGCGCCTTGTCCCTCCTTTAGTGGAGCGCGGGCTTTTCACAGTTCTGGATCATGACAGCATCGCGGCCTACTGCGAAGCATTCAGCCGGTGGCGCAAGCATGAACAGTCCTTGAAGGATGCCGGTCAGGAAACCTTCGAGACGCATGGCAGGCAAGGACGCATGATCCGGACACGGCCAGAGCTGGGCATCATTTCTGAACAGATCAGGCTCATGACCAGCATTGGCTCCAATTATGGATTTTCGCCCGTTGCCCGCATGCGCCTGAAGGATGTCGGGCAAGGTGACTTGTTCAACCCATTTGACAACGTGTGAGTATGGCCAGCTACCCCTACATTCGGAAAGCGCAGCGGTACATCAAGGATGTCCTATCTGGGAAAATTCCGGCTTCATGGCAGGTGGTGGCAGCATGCCAGCGGCAGCAGCAGGATCTGGCGCGGGCCAAGCAGAAGAAATGGCCGTATCGCTTTGATAAGGAAGAAGCAGAACGCATCTGCCGTTTTCTGGAGCTTATGCCGCATATCAAAGGCCCCAAGGCCCGCGATGGTGAGCTGATAGCACTTGAAGGCTGGCAGTGCTTCATTCTGACCACGGTTTTCGGGTGGCTGCATAAGAAAACAGGCTTCCGGCGCTTCCGGCGTTCCTTTATCGGCGTGCCGCGTGGGAATGCCAAAAGCACACTGTCATCTGGGGTGGCGCTGTTCATGCTCACGGCTGATGGTGAGCCTGGGCCAGAAGTCTATTCTGCGGCCACCACGCGTGACCAGGCCAAGATCGTGTTTGGTGATGCTCAGGCCATGACGCGTAAAACGCCACCTCTGGCAAGCAAGTATGGGCTGGATGTTCAGCAGCGCGGGATTATCTCGGCCTGCAATGATGGCATTTTCCGCCCGCTCTCGCGTGATGCCGATACACAGGACGGTCTGAACATCCATTTTGGGTGTCTGGATGAGGTGCATGCCCATAAAACCCGTGAAGTGTATGACGTGGTGGAAACTGGTGCCGGCAAGCGTGACCAATCCCTGATCTGGGCCATCACAACGGCAGGCTCAAACAGATCCGGCATTGGTTATGAGCTCTGGACTTATCTGGAAGCCGTGTTGCGCAAGGTTTTGGCGGATTGGGAAGAGAGCCCCTACCCACTCAAAGGCGATCAGGCAGAAGATGAGCAGTTTTTCGGCATCATCTACACCATAGATGATGGTGATGATTGGACAGACCCTGCCTCGTGGCAAAAAGCCAACCCGAACTGGGGTGTTTCTGTCATGCCTGACTACGTTGCAGGCCTTGCTAACAAGGCCATGCAGCTCGCCAGTGCGCAGAACAACTTCAAAACCAAGCATCTGGATGCCTGGGTGAATGCGGATCAGGCATGGATGGACATGCAGGCATGGAAAAAATGCGCTGATTATGGGCTGTCCATTGATGATTTTGCCGGTGATGACTGCATTGAGGCACTGGATCTGGCCAGCAAGATCGACCTTGCGTGCAAAATCCGGCTGTTCCAGCGTCAGATAGATGGTGTGACTCACTATTACGCCTTTGCCACCTTCTACCTGCCTCAGCGGGCTGTAGATGAGGCAGCAAACGCGCAATATCAGGGCTGGGCGATTGAAGGATATCTTCAGACCACACCGGGTGATGTGACAGACTTTGAAACAGTCGAAACCGGCCTTCTGGAAGATAAAAACAGCTTCAGCGTCACGGATGTTGCCTATGACCCATGGCAGGCTACCCAACTGGCGCAGCGCATGTCTGAAAAAGATGTGCCCATGCGCGAATATCGCCAGACCGTGCAGAATTTTTCCGAAGCTATGAAAGAGTTGGAGGCCCTGGTGTTGTCCGGAAGGCTGCACCATGACGGCAACCCGGTTCTGGAATGGTGCATCTCCAACGTGGTCTGCCACACGGATGCAAAGGACAACATCTACCCGCGCAAAGAGCGAGTGGAAAACAAGATTGACGGTGCTGTGTCTCTGATCATGGCGCTGGGTGTGGCTCTGCATGGAGCTGAACAAGGTTTCGTTTACGAAGGAATGTAATAATGGGGCTTCTGGATTTCCTGCGTGGATCTGGGCCGCCGGTATCCGCACGCCGGGAGCCTCGCCTTCATGCGGAAGCTGGTGTCAGCTCTCCTGCTGATAATTTTCAGGCAGGTGGGCCATGGGTTTCGTTTCCAATGGGTGGGCCTTCCCGCTCTGGCGTGCTGGTCAATGAGCGCACCACGCTTTCGCTGCCTGCCGTCATGCAGGCCCTGCGCATCCTGTCTGGCGTGTTTGCCATGGTGCCTATGCACTATTGCCAGCACGATGGCACTGGCACGCACCGGCTGACGGATGATCCGCTCTATCATCTGATGAACGGGCGACCAAATGACGCGCAAAGCCGCTTCGCTTTTCGGGAAATCCTGATGAGTGATCTGCTGATGGCCGGGAATTTCTACGCGTATGTCTCGCGGGATGCCTTTATGCGACCTGTGGCACTTACGCGGCTTGATCCGTTTGGCACATTGCCGTTGCAGTCATTCGAGCGGGCAACCGGGCAGAGTATGTTTTATGATACCACTCTGCCGGATGGCTCATCCGGGCGCTTTGCGGCGCGTGATATCTGGCACGTTAGCGGCATGAGCCGGAACGGCCTGCAAGGTCTTAGCCCTATCGCCTACATGAAAGAGGCATTTGGCGAGAGCATCGCTACGGCCACCTATGTGCAGAATTACTGGCGCAATAATGGCCAGCCGCCAGTCATCATGACATCGGATAAGGCGATTGACCCTGGAGCACGTCAAGCCATCAAGGAAGACTGGCAGTCGCTCTATTCTGGCCCCATGAATGCAGGCACGCCAGCGGTTCTGGGGAGCGGTCTGAAAGCCACCTACATGCCCATGAACAACAAGGATGGGCAGTTGGTGGAAACGCGCACTGCCCAGGTGCTGGATATTGCGCGTGCATGGGGCGTTCCGCCGCATCTGATTTTCGAACTGTCCAAGGCCACATTCGGGAATATCGAGCAGCAGTCTCTGGAATTCGTGATCTATCACCTTGGCCCGCATTTTGCACGCGTGGCAGATAGCGCCATGCACGCCTTTGCGGATACAGGCTGCATTTTCAAGCATGATCCGTCTGATCTGCTGAAAGGCGGCTTTCTGGATCGTGCTCAGGGTGTTTCCGCTCTCCGTAATGCGGGCGTGATGAACACGGATGAGGCCCGCAGCAATTTCGATCTGAACCCCGTAGGCGGTGATGTCGGATCTGAGCTGTGGCGGCCAATCAATATCGGTGTGGCAGGCGAAACCCCAGCCGGAACAGAATCAGGAAACTGACATGACACGATATTATGCGCTGGAAGCGATCAGGGCACAGCCCTGGGCGATTCTTCCCGCACATCTAGGCGCTATTGAGGCCATTGCTGCCCGTGCGCTGGAAACCCCCGTGCTGGACGTTCTACGAGCTGATGGGCATGCAGAACGCTATCAGACGATGCTTTCAGCCGTGGCTGATACCGGCAAGCGCATGAACGGCACAAACAACGTCACGCTCAACAAGCAGGGCGTTGCCACCATCCCTGTCATGGGGCCGATTTTCCCGCGTGCCAATCTGCTGACAGAGTTTTCAGGTGCTACAGACCTCAGCAGCCTGTCGGCAGATCTTCAGGCAGCGCTATCCAGTGCGGACGTCAAGCAGATCCTTATGGTGTTTGACAGCCCCGGAGGCGTCACAACGGGTGTGAGTGACATGGCCAGCCAGATTGCGGCGTCCAGCAAGCCTGTCACGGCCTTTGTGCCCGGTATGGCTGCATCTGCCGCCTATTGGCTGGCAAGCCAGTGTTCCACCATCCTGATGGATAATACAGCCCTGGTTGGCTCCATCGGTGTGGTTATGTCTGGCGCAAAACAGGTGGAGCCAGACGCAAACGGCATGATGGAGGTGGATATTGTCAGCTCCAATGCCCCTAACAAGCGGTTGGACGTCACATCCGATGATGATCAGGCGCAGATCCGCACCGTGCTGGATGATCTGGAGGCCGTATTTCTCCAGGCTGTCGCACAGGGCCGCCACACATCGGTGGACAACGTAAAACAGAATTTCGGCCAAGGCGGCATGAAGGTGGCAAACAGCGCCATTTCAGCCGGAATGGCCGATGGTATCAGCACGCTTTCGGCCACCTTGGCCAAGCTTGGTGCCGCAAACCCTCCAAAAACGCCGGTAAAATCCGCTCCACGTCGCGCCGCTGCAATGGCGGATCTGGAAGCACGCCGGAAACTCGCAGAAGGACACGCGTAAATGGCCGTTCGTGACCGCATCACAGCACTCCGCAGCCGCCAGGCCGAAGTGCATGTCGAAATGGACAATATTCTGGCTGCATCAGAAAGCAATGAAGCTGGCGATCTGACAGAAGAGCAAACCGCAGCATATGACCAGTTGCGGGCAGAAGATGATCGCCTGACAGCCAGTATTGAGCGGGAAACTGACATGGAGCGCCGCCGTGCAGCAGCTGCGCGTCCGATGGCGCCGCTGCCTGCAGGAAATCCCGGTAGCCGTTCTACGGTTCCGGCTCAGGCTGAGCAAAAGCTTTCTCCTGGCATCAAGTTTTCCCGTCTGGTGCAGGCTGTTGCTGCCACCCGTGGTGAAGGCGGCATGCGTGCTGTTCTGGATTTTTCAGAAAAAACGTGGGGCTCCACTTTCGCTGCCGCTGCTGCTGACAACATGGAACAGTCTGTGGATGTGCAGGGTGGCTTCCTGGTCAATACCGATTATTCCACAGATCTGATTGAGGCCCTGCGTCCTGCTGTGGCTGTTCGCAAAATGGGTGCGGTTTCCGTGCCAATGCCAAATGGCAATCTGACCTTCCGTAAGCAAACCGGCACATCCAATGCCCAGTGGATCGGTGAGCGCGCGCCCGTGCCAACATCAGCACCGCAGGTGGATGTGGTGGCAATGAAGGCCAAGAAATTGGGGGCGTTGGTGCCGATCACCAATGATCTGCTGCGTTACAATTCGATCCAGACAGATAATCTGGTGAATAATGACGTCACGCGCTCGATGGCTATTGCGGAAGATCAGCAGTTCATTCGCGGGGCAGCTTCCGATTTTGCGCCCGCTGGTCTGCGTTACCTGGCTAATGCCGCCAATGTCATTGCGGCAAATGCCACAGTAAACGTGCAGAATGTGCGCAATGATCTTGGGAAACTCCGTCTGGCACTCACCAAGAATAACGTGCCCATGCAGTCTCCGGGTTACATCATTAACCCGACCCTGGTGGAATTCCTGAGTCAGCTTCAAACCGCCACAGGCGCTCTGGCATTCCCTGAAATTGCAGATGGTCGGATTGGCGCTTTCCCCTATGCCAGCACCACTTCTGTGCCTGATAACCTTGGCACTGCCGGCAATGAATCTGAGTTGTATTTTGCAGACTTTGCCCAGATCCTGATCGGTGATGCTTTCCAGACCACATTGGCCGTCAGTACACAGGCATCTTACGTGGATAGCGCAGGGGAAACGCGCTCCGCATTCCAGAATGATGAAACGCTGGTGCGTGTGATTGAGGCTGTGGATCTGAACACGCGTTACGATAGCGCCATTGCGGTGCTGACAGGGGCTGCATGGTTCCCTGGTGCGGTCGCGGGGGAGTAAAATGAAAATTGTGACCTTTACAGATCGTTGTGGCGGCATTGGTGCCGTTTACAACAAGGGTGATGTAGGCATGTTTCCGGATAATGTGGCTGATGCCATCGTGGCTGCCAAAAAAGGCACTGCAAAGCCGGTGCCTGAACCGGAGCCCGCTGCCCCGGAAGAAACGGGCCAAAAAGAGACGGAAACACCTCAAAATGAGGAAAAACCGGCTGAAAATGAGCCAGAAACGCCAGAAAATGGCAAATCCTAACGGTCTCCATCTGGAGGCCGTTTTTATTTGGGGTGCAGTATGACAGTTGCAGTCATTACACCTGCCGAAAAAACAGATCTGGTAACGCTGGAGAGTGTGAAAACATATCTCCAGATCTCGGATGATAGCCAAGATGCCCGGCTTGGGCAGCTTATCACCGCTGCATCTGGCTGCTTTACCGATTATTTGGGGCGTCCGTTGGCGCTCCAAACCTATCGGGAGCGCTGGACGCTGCGTGGCCGCATTCCGGGCGTCAATCTGTCCAATGGGCCAGTTGCCACCATTTTATCTGCATCTGTGGATAGGGTGGCATGGTCTGGCCCGCTGGATGAATGCGATGTTGACCGCAAGAATGCACGCATCATGGCATCTGCATTCCTGCCGCCACGGCAAATGGTTTTTCATAGGCCTGTTGTAGTGGATATCACCTACATAGCGGGCTTTCTGTTGCCTGGTATGGATATTCCTACACCAGAAAACCCGCTCCTGACCTTGCAGGCACAAAGCCTGCCCGCTTCCGTGGCATCAGGCTGTCTGAGCACCATTCAGATGCTCAGTTGTGCCGCTGGGCGTGATCCGCTTCTGAAATCAGAAAGCACGCAAGGGGTGGGCTCGGCATCTTATGGCACGCTAGATCCTACCGTTGGTGGGCTAACGCCTGATGCCGTTGGTGCATTGAATCGGCTTGGCATTGCTGCTGATTGGATGGCCTGATGGGCCAGATTACCGAAACCCGCAAACGGCTGCTTGCTAGAAGTGGCCGCCAGATGGTGCTCACGGCACGGGATGGCAGCAATCCGGTCACATTACGCGCATATGCACCGCCGCCGCAGTCGTCACAACTGGCAGATGGCATGCCCAAAGCGCCGTTCATTGCTCAAACGTTAGCGGATGAGCTGAGCGCGGCCAATGTCACGCCAAAGGCGCAATGGCACCTCACAGATGGCCCCAAAACCTACAGCCTGACAGATGCCACGCCCGTTTATGACGGGGCCACCATCTGCGGCTGGACGCTGATTGCAGCAGGAGGCGACTAATGCCCTCAGAAACAGTGTGGAACGATGCCTATGCCCGTGCCAGCGCCGTGGCAGAGGCGTTGGGCTATCTGATCGGTGATCCCCTGACATGGGATTTTTCCAGCGATGGCAAAGCATTTGTGGCGCTGGATATGTCCTCGTCCAGCATAGATAGCCTGGAACTGGGTGATCAACAGGCGCAGGAAAGCGGCCAGATCTGCATCATGCTCTGGATACCACAGGGCAAGATGAACACACCCGCGGTGCTGTCCATCATGAATGCGTTTGAAGCAGCGTTCCGCACCGACCCAACTGATCCGGATAAACGCTGGCCCGCTGGCCTGTTTTACGATGGCCAGAATTACACGCCACCTTCCTTTCTTGCCCAGACAGGTAATTGGTACGTTGCCACGCTGATGGTGGATTACCGCTGGCAGAACATTACGGAACAAACCCCATGAAATTCTATCCTCTTATCGAAACTGCTGCCAATTCCGGCAAGTTCCAGCTTTCTGGTGCCGCTGTAGAGGCCGAAAGTACCACTGCCGCGCTGGCATTGATTGAACCCACTGTTGGCGCGGGCCTGCGTTATGGCGCGTGGCTGTATCACGAAGTGCGCGGCCTGCCAGATTTCTCGCCCATTACGGATGATGAAAAAGGCAAGTCCTACACGGTTCTGGCGCAGGTTGGCGGTACAGATCAGCCATGGACGCCAGATGGACAGCAGCTTGTTTCTACGCTGTGCGATGCCTCTAATCTGTGTCTGTCCATGGCGCAGTATATGGGTTTCCGCCTCGGCCTGATGCCGGTGGATGAAAAACCCGTAGCAGCACCGGCAACATCTGGCACTGAGGCAGCCCCCGCATCCAGCGGAACAGAAAGCACGGCAACGCCTGCCAGCTAACGCTGATCCTGTTTCCATTCGTTCAACACAGGCCGCCTTCGGGTGGCCTTTTTTATTGAGGTAAACATGGATTTTACTGGAGCCACAGCAGGCTTGGCAGCTGGCGCACAAACCAATGACACGCTCGTGGATTTTGCGCTAGAGACAACATACGCCACGCCACCGACTGGCAATTATCAGGCGCTGCGCATTACGGGTGAAACTCTAGCACTCCAGCAGACGACTGCGCGCCCATCTGAGCTGAACGCCCAAAAACAGGTTTCTCAGGCCGTTATCACGCAGGTTTCGGCATCTGGTACAATTTCAGGTGCCCTGTCATCTGGCACGTTTGATGATCTGATAGCCGGCGTGATGGGGAATGATTGGGTTAATGCTACAGTCTCTGGCAGTTCTGATTCCAAAACCGGTTATTCGTACACGTTAGCAAATGGCTACACCAGTGGACTACCTAATATCGGTGGGATTGATGCAGCCTCTATCGCAACAATCAATAACTGGCCACAGAATGGATATGTTTACATTCACGACCCAGATAACGGCATCGCAAATTTTTTCCAGTATCAACGCACCGGTGCACAGGGGGTTATCGCTCTGCAGGTAAAAGGTGCGCTCAGTCCATTTCTGTCGGCAAATGCGAACGGTGGCCCGAATGCTCGTATATTTGGCCCTGCGCTGACCAACGGTGCTCTGGATAAAACATTCACGTTCCGGAAAAAGACGCTGGGTTCATTCCTAATGTATCCGGGCAGCCTAATCACGCAGATCCAGTTCCAGCTACAGCAGGCACAGTTTGGTACTGTCAGCGTAGATGTCACCAGCGCCAATGTGCAGCAAAATGATAACGATGTTGCGTCTGCTGTTCTCCCGGCTCCATCTGGGAAAGTTCACAACTCCGTCAACAATTTTCTGGGCGCACTGATTAACTTACAGGCTCCAGCAGGTTGTGTGACACAGTTCACCTGCACACTGGCCCGCGATGGTTCGAAAAATGAATATGGCATGGGGCATGCCGATGCCTGCGGAGTGCAAAACGGGCAGTTCATTGCGAGCGGCAGCATCGAATTCTATTTCCGCTCGTGGGATGAATACAAAGCCAGCATTGCTGGCACGCAGGGGCCAATCGTTGTCACAACGGTTGATGATTCCGGCAATGGTTATGCGTTCCTGTTTACAAATGCCGCTTTGCGCAACCCCAAGGTGAACAGCTCTCAGGCAAACGCAACTGTCACGGCATCGTTTGATATTGAGGGAAATCCAGATGCCAGCGGTGGGCCTGCATTTGCCATCTACCGTCTGACAGGTATTCCAGCCACCGGCTCCTGATCCTTCTTTACTTCAAAACCAATTTCGCAAATGGTATCCATAATCTGGATGCCATTTTTGTTTGTACCCATAACTCACAGGGTTTTGCATAATGGCTAAGATTTCCTCCTATACCCGCAACGCTGCTGCAATCGCTGATGGCACACCTGTTACCGTTGGCGTGACAGATCAGTTCACTATCGTCACCAAGGGCATGACGGCAGATTACGCAGACCGTCTGTGGGCGCTGCGCCGCGCTGCTGCCATCAAATATAATACCGGCCTATCTGCTACCGATGTGCCGGTAAATGAAAACAATCTGCCACCCTCCATGGATGATGCGTGTCAGGCACAGGCGCTGAGCGAAAAGTGCCTGATTGACGTGCAGGGTCTGGAAAATGACGATGGCACCCCGATTGATATTGCCACCTTCAAGGAAATGATCACCCACCGCGAAAACCGGGCATTGCTTGCTCTGGCATTGCAGGCCGCGGCTTCTGTTGGTCGCGCTACCAAGGCACAGCTAGAGGCCGCTGAGGGAAACTGATAGCCGCCCTGCACTGGCATCTGGTGGATGGGCCGGTAGCAGGGCGTTGCGGCGTGCTGCCACCGCCCAAACACGATTGGGCAGCCTATGATGCATGGTTGCGGAAAATTGATCCGGAGCCAGCAAATATGCTGCCCTGGCGGTGCTGGCATGGCGTGGCCGGCACGCGCCTGCATCGGCCAGAGGGTTTTGGCGCAGGTATGGGGGCAATCCGTAATGTTGCCTATCCGCAGCCACTGGCTGATACCGAGATCCTGCGCTGGTGTCAGATGCGCCGGCTGAATGAGGCGGAAACAGACTTCACGTTCCAACTCGTCAAATCAATGGATCAGGCATTTCTTCAGATCCGTAACCAGCAGATCACGGAAGATCTGCAACACACGTTCAGGAAAAAATAGCATCATGGCACGGGCACGTATGGCAGACGTTCTGCGCAAACAGATCATTGTCTCTGCGCGTGCAAGTCTATCTTCTGCTGCTCTCCATAAAGCAGCTGCTGATGCCTGCCGTGCCAATCGTGATGAACTGATTACATCCGGACATGCCTCCAGCACATTCCGCACGGCTGTAGATGGGCATGTGGGTGCTGATGAAGAAAGCGTGAATCTGGATGGTGGCATTGTCCGCTATGTGTTTTCCTATCTGGCGCAGGCCGTGGCATTTGCCCTGCAGTATTGCCAGACGCATTCGCCAGTACGCAGCGGAGCGTATCGTGACAGTTGGGCTGTGCGTGTGAATGGAGAGTGGTGGACACGTCCGGCCGCCACCATTCAGCCGGGTAGCACGGTGGAAATCGTGAATACCATGCCCTATGCCCGCAAGATTGATACGGGTGGGCAGATTACCAGTGTGCCGCCTGGAATAGTGGAGGCCGCACGGCAAGCGGCTATGAAACAATATCCCACACTCAAAATTGCCCGCAAATTCCTGTCCTTGTCAGATGGACGCGATGCCCGTGGCGAACGCCTGCCATACATCCTGAAAGCGCAGGGAATCGAAAGCGGCCTGACATTTTCCAAGAAAAGCGGGTTTGAACATCTGCGTAAGCCACGCCGGAGCAACCGCAAGGATCGGCAGGCCGGGCAAGTCATGACGTATCCTGCTCTTGTGCTGACGGAGCCTTCCAATGGCTAAAGTTTCTGAGGTTATCAATGAAGTCATCACCCGTTTTGTGGTGGATGATCAGACTGCACAGCCCACGGAAGCCGCTGGTGCACGCATAGATGCGCTACAGGATAAATCTGACGCGCTGGCAGAAAGCGGCAAGCGCATTGGGGAAGCATTTCAGGAAGGTCTGGAGGCTGCCGGATCTGCTGCAAACAACACTGTTGAAGCCGTTATATCCGGCACCGGAAAGCTGGAAACCAGTGCGGGGCGTCTGAAGGATAGCGTAGATCAGATTACCCACGATGTGCAGCTGGGTGCAGAGAATACAGAAAAAGCCCTGTCCGGTATTGGTGAAGCTGCCGAAGATACGGTTACATCTGCGGACAAAATTGGCACGTCATTCAAAGACAGCCTGAGCGATGCCACCAAATCTGCTGAAGATCTGGTGACGGTTATCACCCGTAGCGCCACCAGTGCGGATAAGACCTGGCAAAATTCGGCTGCACGTACGGGGGACAGTATTTCCAAGATCCAGCGCCAGATCCGTCTGGCACAGGATGAGTATGACCGGCTGGATGCCCGTGGTGTTGAAGCCATTGGAAGCGGCAGCACCAGTCCGGAAGATGTTACGCGCGTTCTGGATGCCCAGCGGGAAAAGATTGATGCTCTGGTGCAGCAGGAAGCAAAGCTGCGTCTGGAACAGACTGCTACGGCAGAAACCTTCACCAAAATGGGTGAAGATGGTTCCAGCGCGTCTGCCGTTCTGGAAAAGCTCTCTGCCGCTGAAATGGCAGAAGTCATGTCCCTGCGTGAGCTGCGGTCTGCCTTTGAAAACAACCTGCTGTCCCTGAACGGATACCGCAAGGGCGTGCAGGATATCACGGCAGATTATGCCGCCATGCAGCGTGCATCTGATGGCGCTCTGTCCAGTATTGCCAGTTCCTACCAGAGCAACCTCAACAGCAATCTGGGAATCAGCCTACCCAGCAATGATCTGAGCGCATCTCGTTTGGAGGATATTACCGGCGCATTTGCTGATGCCGATGCCATCCGTGCCAAGATTGTGCCATTGGCTGCTGCGGAACGCGATTACGCAAAAGCGGTTGCAGAAGCTGATAGTGCTCTGGCAACCAACATCATCAAACAGAAAGAATATGATGCCTATGTTGGCAAGGCTACAGATAGCCTGAACCGCCAGAAAGCTGCTTTTGGTGGGAGTGCCGCCGCAGTCAAGCTGACCTCGTTTGAAATGGGTATTCTGGCAGACGAAACCCATAAGTTTTTCGATCAGGTTATGGCTGGTGGCAGCCCATTGCAGGCCGCGTTCTATCAGGTGCCCAATATGGTGCAGGTGATGGGCGGTCTGGATGGTGCTCTGACACGCGTGATCGGCGTATTGACTGGGCCGGCTGGCCTTGCCGCGGGAGCAGTTGCAGCAGGTGCAGCCATCTTTGGTATGGGCAAGTATGCGGAAAGTGAGCAGGAAAGCCTTGCCCAGCTTTCCACACATCTGCGCGCCACGCGGGCTGATTATGATGATATGTCCAAATCTGCTGAAAATGCCGCCCGTGCGCTGCATGATCAGTATGGAGATATCTCGCTCTCAGACAGCCGCAGCACGGTGCAGACCATTGCTGCTGTGCCCACGGTGGATGCCAGCCAGATTCAGCGCCTGACAGCAGACAGCCGGGATCTGGCTGCCGTTATGGGCACCACAGTTCCTGAAGCCGCCAAAACACTGGCAGCGGCATTGGAAGATCCTGCCAAGGAAGCACAGGCGCTGTCAGATCAGCACTTGCCCGGTTTCAACGCTGGGTTGGTGCTGAGCGTGCAGCATATGGTGCAGATGGGCCAGCAGGCTGATGCCGTTTCTCTGGTGATCCAGAAGCTGGAAAGCGCCATTCATGGGGCTGCCGATCAGGGCCTGACACCGTTCCAGACTGCATGGCGCAAGCTGAGCGATGAAATGGGCGGTGCATCCAGCATTATCGCAGCTGAATCCCGTAGCATTGGAGATCTGTTCGTCTCCATGGCGACTGAGGGCATCAACGCTGCGGATGATCTGGTCAAGCACCTTAAAAAACTGCCTGATGAGCTCAGTAGCATTTGGAGCAGCATCAAATCTGGATCATCTAGCGGCTTTAGCTGGCTGGAAGGTAAGATTGAAAGCCTGATGCCTGCCAACGTGCAAAAGCTCATGGCACAGGGCAACACGCCAGATCCTACATTCTCCATGCCTACCAACACAGCGGCAAACCATAGACTTGTGCATGATGGCGGCATTTCTGCTGTGCAAAGCATGATCAATCAGGTGGCACAGGAACAGCACCTGAATGGTGATATCACCAGTCTGATGCACGCCATAGCACCTGCGGAAAGCAGCACGGGCCAATACCTGAAAGGTCAGTTGGTGCGCTCCAGTGCCGGTGCCATTGGCGCCATGCAAGTGAAGCAAGACAACGCGGCCGGAAATGATCTGACAGATCTGCACGGAAATGTTTCTGCCAGTGCTCAGCTGCTGGAGCACCTATACACCAAATATGATGGTGATCAGACACTGGTTGCCATGGCCTATAACTGGGGAGAATCTAACCTAGACCGCTATTTGAAAAGCGATGGTGATCCTAGCCGCATTCCTGCGGAAACCATGGATTATCTGGCAAAAACTACAGAGGGCGTGCCTTATGGCGCTGTCACATCTGCAAACATGCAGAAATCTGTGGATAGCGTGGTTTCGCAGGGTGATACTGGAGTAAATGGCCAGCGTGATGATCTCACGCGCTCTCTGGTAAAGCAGGAAGGTGCTCTGGATACTGTCAATAAGCAGTATCAGGCTGGCATTATTTCCCAGAAAGAGTGGTCTGATCAAACAAAGGTTATTCATGATCAGATAGACGCTACCAGCGCCTCTCTCGCCAATCTGCGTGATCCCTTGCAGGAAGTGGATCATTCGCAAACGCTAGCCGCACAAAGCGCATCTGCCTTAACGGGCTATGACCGGCAGATGGTCAGCGTGGCGCAAGAAGTTGACCAGGCGCAGCTTTCTCTCAACGGCACGCATGCTTCTGCTGCCCAAATCATGGGTGCGCAGGCACGTGAGCAATCCATTCTGGCGGATCAGTGGAATGCCAGCGTAACTTCCATCAGTCGTCAGGCTGATGAACAGGATGCAGTTAATACGGCCTATGCACAAACATCTACGTCTCTTGATCATGTCACAAATTATCAGAAGGCATATGAAGAGGCATTACAATCATTTGACCCTCACAGCACATCGTTCACGCAGCATGTAAATGAAATGACGGCAGCTCTGGACAAGCAAACTGCCACACAAAAAGAACAGGCACTGATTGGCCAGACATGGCAGAATAAAGATCAGATCAGCTTGTTGCAGGCAGAAACTGCCTCGCTTGGCCAGAATGATGATGCACGTCAGAAAATGCTCACGCATATGCAAACAGAGCAAGAGCTGGTGCGCAATGGTGATTCTCTTACAGATACCAGCACACAGACCTATCTGAAAAGTGTGGATGCCTTGTCTGACGCCACGGCGGAATATCAGCATGCACAGCAGACACTAGATGATTTCACTGGAAGTCTGAGTGACATGACGGATCAGCTTTCTGATGGCGTTGTGCAGGGATTTCTGCAGGGCACGTCCAGCGGGATGTCCTTCAAGTCCACCATGCAGGGCATTGAAGCGCAGATTGTGTCCATGATTGCAAAAATGGCGCTGATCAATCCTCTGCTGAACAGTATAGATGGGGGAACACGCACAACCCTGTCTGATTTCAACAATATGTTCAGCAAGATGGGTTCTGCTTCAGGTTCTGGAAGTGCGCTTCAGGATGATAACCTAAATGCCATTTCCCAATCCGGCTGGGCCATGTCTCCAGAGGAAGTGCAGCAGGAAAAAAAGCAGCTTAATCAGTCAAGCAGTTTTAGCCTTTCATCCCTGTTCAGTGGCGGGATTGGGAACGGTGGCACTGAAAGCCTTGGTGGCGCCCTCAATATGGGGATGGGCATGCTAGGCGGTTTTGCCGCAGGCTCTTCCCTAAGCAAACTGCTGACAGATAAGCTGTTTGATGGTTCAAAAAGCTCTGAAGTCGGTGGGGAAGTCGGTTCGGGCGTTGGCTCCATTGTCGGTGGTATATTTGGTGGCCCATTGGGATCTCTGGTGGGTGGTTCCGTTATTGGTGCCATTGGGGATGCCATTGGCAGCCTGTTTGCAAAAAGGAGCAAAGATTATCAGTATGTTTCTGTGGATAATGGGCAGTTGGCAATCAGCGGCCATGTGTACAAGGATATCCATGGAAATGACACGGTAGCATCTGGGCTTCAGACCGATCTGGATAGCATCAACAATGCATTCGACTATACGGGCGTATCCGCGACAAACACAGATACACTCGGCAAAGTTGGCTATTCCAAGAAGGGGAAGAAAAAAGATACCTACAGCCTGACAGATCTGCTGCCTGATCTGGATCTGACCAGCTCTTCAGCCAACATGAATCTGGAGCTGAAGCAGCTCATGCCGTCCAGTTTTGATAGCGTGGACACGTTCACGCAGGATCTGGAAAGCCTGAAAAGTCTTGCGGACGAACTGGACAGCATGAAAGTGTCTGTCTCGAAGTTTGATGATTCCAGCCACGTCACGGTGGATCATTTCACCGGCTATACGGGAGATATGGCCAAGGCGCTTTCCACTCTGGATGGAAAAACGCTGAGTGTTGACGATCTGCAAAGCCAGTTTCAGGCCATTGAGGAGTTTGTGGGCACCACAATGCCGGGGCTGCTGGATGTCACGGCATCCGGCTCCGAAAGCCTGATGCAGCAGGTGGATGATCTGAAGGCCAAATATCAGGATGCCGCCAACACGGCAGCATCCTACGGTCTGGATGCTCAGGCGCTGCTGGATAAAGGCAATGCCATTGCTGCTGCCATGATTGCCAATGAGCAAACCACGCTTTCGCAATCTGATCAGTCCGTGCAGGCACGTTATCTGTCTGCCACGGGTGATCAGGAAGGCGCAGATCTGCTCAATCAGCAGGTGAGTGCGGCGCAGGAAATCCAGCAGCTACAGGATAACTGGCGCAGCTTCCTAGGTGATAACTTTGCCGATAACGTTACCTACCAGCAGCAGCTTGCAGATCTGGAGAAAACCCAGAATGCCGAGCGGTTGCAGATCCAGCAGGAGTATCAGGAAAAGGCTCTGGAGCAGCAGGAAGAATATCAATCTGAAGCAAATGAGAAGCTGGAGTCTGTTTTTGACAGTCTGGACACCTATGAAAAAGGGCTGACCACATCAGACGCTTCGCCATTATCGGTGGCGGATCAGTACAAGGCGGCTAATGATAATCTGCATACGGATTATCAGGCTGCTCTGGGTGGGAATTATGATGCCCTGTCTGCGCTCCAGACTGACATGCAAAACTTCCTGTCTCTGTCCCAGAAATTCAATGGTGGCGGGGCAGCCTATGTGTCTGATTTCAATATGGTGCAAACCATCGTCAAGGCGCTGGGTGGCATGGATCTGACCAAGGTGCAGGCCGATGTGCTGAATAAGATCCAGCAAGGCCAATCTAATCAGACGGAAACACTGGCCTCGCTTTTGCAGGATCTTCTCAAAACGTCTGTGGCACAGCTGCAAGAAACACGCTTTCAGGCGGAAAAATCTTCCGCAGCCTAACGGGATATCACCACAATGCAGCAACGCTGTTTTCTGGGAACGCTGGCCTTCGGGCCTGCGGCTTCCCGCACGACCACATGCCTGTCTTCTGGCGGGTATGTGGATGTTGCCACCGGCACGAAATATCCGCCCATTCTGGCAAGCCTGCCTGATGTGGACAGGGAACTGGATATTTCAATTTCCGGTAGCAGCATGACGCAATCGTTCGGGCAGCTTACGGTCAATCTGTCCGATGGCGTGGCTGATAGCATGAACGTGCGCAACCATACCGGAGATCTGTCCATCCTGACCGGCCTGCGCAGCTATGACATGGCACGCGGCTGGTGGGTGGATCCGGCACTTTCTGCGTGCCAGCCTCTGTTTACCGGATCTGCCACCGCATGGCGCACCGGAGCCACGCAAGGCACGCTGACACTTTCGGGGCCTGCCGTGCTCTCGCGCCAGTTGCCACTGGCAACCTATGCCGGAACGGGCGGCGTGGAAGGTGGCTCAGACCTGACAGGCCGGGTGAAGCCGCGCCTGCGGGGTTATGCTTTCAATATCACGCCGGTCTGTGTGGATAGCGTCAATCAGATCTATCAGGTGTCTGATGCACCGCTTTGGATGGGCACGCAGGGCACTCAGCCGGATCTGACCGTGCTGGAAGGCGGCGTGCTGGGGGCGTGGTCTGCGCCGGCAACAGATGGCAGCTGGGCCTATGCTGGCATGGTCAGTGATATCACGACCGCAGATCCGGCCGCAGGCACCTATGTGGTGGAAAGTTCCAGCCGGGGCGCGTTTTTCCGGTTGGGTGGCACGCCGGTTTATACCATTACCTGCTGGGCCACTGGCGCGATGCCCGATGGCACGTATGTTTCCAGCCTGCCGGATATCGTGCGGCAGGTGCTGGTGCAGGATATCGGCATACCGGCGGCATCCATTTCCAGCACATGGGCAGATCCGTTCGGCAATGTGGATAGTGCCGCCGGTGCGTTCTGGGATGGCTCTGACAGCTATACCGGGAATGACATGATCACCGCGCTCTTGCAGGGCAGTATGCGCAAGCTGGCTGTTGCGCGGGACGGCACACTGAAGCTGATCGGCATTACAGACAGCTTTTTGCAGCTTGTGCCGCACCAGTGGGAAAAGCTGGCGGTGCTTCCGGATGAGGTGATTGACATCAAGGAAACGGATCTGCCGTCCGAACTGGCGCTGCCTCTCACCTGCGGGCGTTGCACCTATAGCCGCAATTATACGGTGATGAGCACCAGCACCCTCAGCCCGAAGGCGGATCTGTCCACCCTGCGCACACAGCGCAGTGCTGTCACGGTGGGCACGGATAGCCCAACGGTGGAAGTGGTCAGCCCGCCTGAAGTGCTCACCAGCTTGCGCACGCAGGCCGGGGCGCAGGTGGTGGCAGATGTCATCAACAAACTGTGGACGGTGGCAGACCGGCGCGTGTTTTACGTCACGCTGCCGTTTGAACGCCTGTTTGATTTTGAAATGGGGGACGAGATTGTGCTGTTTGCCAATGTAGACGGCCTGCGCGATGGCCTGGGCGGTCTGGTTGTCGGTGAAAGCTGGCGCGGCTCCAGTGCAGGCCAGTGCGTGCTGACGGTGCTGGTCTGATGCAGAATTGTGCTTTCGGCCTGAACAATCTGGTCAAGACTGCCAGCCTGAGCGGCTCCAATTCCTTTTATGCGGGCGTATCCGCTGCCAAGGATTTCTCACCCAATCAGCTGGCTACAGACCAGGGCAACACCACGGCGGCGTTCTGGTCTGTTGGGGATGGCAACAGAACGGCATGGTTTCAGGCGCAATGGGGCAGTGCCCAGACCATGCGGGCCTTCTTTGTAGGGCGCACCAACCTTGGCCAAGCCGCAACCTGGCAGCTTGTGGCCAGTTCTGGCGGCAATACGGTGTATTCTGCCTCTGGCAGCTTTGCCACGTTGGGTGGTGTTGGCCCGGTGCAGATGGTGCATGTGGCACCGCAGGACATTCAGGCCGATACGGTCAAGATCACCGTCACCAGCAATGGCAGCGCATCGGAAAGCTATATTTCCCTGTCTCTGGCCTATATCGGGCCGGTGTGGCAGCCGGTGCGCAACATGAGCACCAAGAGCACCACCGGGCTGGATAGTTCCGTGACGGTGAATACCGGCATGAGCGGGGCCGAGTTTGTCACGCCGGCATGGATGCGGCGCAAGGCTGTGGTGGATCATGAATCTCTGGATCTGGCAGATGTGCCGGTGCTGGAGCAGATCCTGCTGCTGGGCGCATCTGGCGCGAATGTGCTGTTTGTGCCTGATCCGGATGCCGATGGCCCCACGCTGAACCTGCGCAGCCTGTTTGGTCGCGTCCAGCGCGGAGATCTGAGCAACCCCTATGGCGCTGCCCTGCGGCAGCAGACCAGCTTCACCATTACCGAGCGGCTTTAAGCCGCTTTTTTTATGCCTGAAAGGAAGAGTGTCATGCCTGATGATGTGGTGCGGCAGGATGAATTTGTTGCGTTTGAAACCAGCGTGAACGGCAAGTTTTCTACGCTGGAGACTGGCATTGCCAATATCTGGACGGAACTGAAGCGGATCAACAACCGCAAGACCTGGGTAAATGGCGGCCTGGTTATTTTTGGCTCTGCCCTGGGCAGCGGAATTGTCCAGGCGTTGCAGCATATGCACCCGTGACAACCGAAAACCGGCTTTTGTAAACCTGACCACGAAAACCTGCCAACGTTTTAGCCCACTGCAAAGGGCTGTTTTCTGCGGGTTTTGTGCTCCGGTGGACTAATCCGGGCAAGATCACCTGTAAACTCGTCCATGTTGAACAGATATGTGGATGCCTTACAGCTTTTTGACCGTAAGGCGGTTCCATATCTCAATAAGAACTACGGATACGAGGGGGAAGCAGATAAATGCAATCCATCCTGTTGTTGTCATCCTATCAATCCATTCAACGTTTGTTGGCCAAGTTTATGTAACCTTATTCCACCAGCGCTAAAGCTGACTAGGAACAATACATATATATACCATGGCTGTGTATGTGCAGGACTTCCAAACGTTAAATTCACTAATGGAGCTAACGCACCGATAGTGAAGTAGGATGTTCCCAAAGTATTCAGGGCATTAGCGCGTAGCTTAAGCCGCTCATTATGAACAAGTTTCTCAGTAGGCGTCATGCGCCTCATCAAATGTGACCGTCCGAGTCTGGTCAATCACATTTTGTTTCCACTCCGGCCGCCATTGAGCGGCCTTTTTTGTATCCGGAAAATTGATGAATGATCCGATCCTACTGGCGGCAGATCTGTGCCGCCGGTCTGAAGGCTTGCGCCTGCGCCCATATGTGTGCCCGGCCGGGTATTGGACAATCGGCTATGGCAGCCGGTTTCTGGCCAACGGGGCCGCCGTAACCGCCAGCACCGCACCCATTACGGCTGAATATGCCAATGCCTTGCTGCAAGGCACGCTGGCCAAGCTGTTGCCGCAGATCCTGCGGCTGGTGCGTGTGCCGCTGACATCCGGCCAGCAGGCCGCACTGTTGGACTTTACTTACAACCTCGGATTGCCAGCACTTGCGGGATCCACACTGTTGAAGCTGCTGAACGCAGGGCAGGGGAATGCCGCCCGCAATCAGTTGCTGCTGTGGAACCACATGCACCGCAATGGCCAGCTGATCACTGTGGCCGGCCTGACGTTGCGCCGGCGTGCCGAATGGCAGCTGTGGGCCAGCTGATCCGATTCCTGAAAAATTCCTACTGAAAGTGACATCATGTTCATGACTGAACGCGAACTGAACCGGCTGGCTGATCTGATTGCAGAGCGGCTGGAAAAACGCGGCCTGTGCATTGCTGCACCCCGCAATGGCCAAGCCCTGCTGGTGGAAGACGTGGACATCAACACGCTGCCCAGCAGCCTGCGCGGCGCACAGGGCTGAACAGCCAGAAACCCCAGATTTTCACACATACAGGGCATGCGCAGCGTGCCCGAAGGGTAGATCCATGAACCTGTCCCGTATCAGCGCATATCTGCGCCAGCCCACCACGCTGTTTGCCCTATCCCTTATTTTGGGGGATCTGGTAGCCACGTGGTTTAACGTGATTCCGGCCGGTGGCTCTGCTGCCATGCTGATTGCTGCATTGCCTCTGCTGGGCAGTGATAACAGCGGCATTATTGCAGCCCTTCTGGCCAACAAGGCGGATCTGGAAAAGGCGCTGAATGCAGTGGCCGCCCATAAGGACATTGGCCCCACGGCTGCAAAGGTGATTGCCGATGCCGTGCCAGCCAGCACAATTCTGGCGGCCGCAACATCTGCCATTGCTTCTTCCACTGCTGAAGCAGCACCCAAGAAAAGCAGCGCGGCTTCTGCCGTGGCGGGCGTCATGCTGCTTGGTCTGGTTGGCACCAGCTTGATGGCGTGCGGATCTGACCAGCTAGTGCAGCGCCAGCAGTCTGTTTACGGCCTGAGCCTGTCTTATGCCGCAGCAGCCCAGCTTGCGGCTGACTATGAAAAGAACCCGGCCGCAGATCCGGCTGTAGTAGCAAAGCTGAAACCGGCCTTCCAGACCGCGCATGACCAGATCAAGCCGCTCGATGAGGCTGCGGCTAAAGGTGATCCACTGCCTGAAGCTGCGGTTGAAGCGGCGCAGGATGCGCTAGACGCAGCCCGCAAGCTGCTGCCTGCCAGCAAGTAACCATTTTCCCGGCGTCGGGAAAATGATCCGCAAGGGTGTCGGTATTACTGGACACCCTTTTTTATTGCCTGCCAAAAATGGCAGAAAATCAAGGAAAAACTATCATGAACTACGCAAGCATTGCCATTGCTGCGGTTGAAGCCCTTGTCGAAAACGGCCCGGTGATCGTGGAAGATATTTCCGCACTGCTGAAGCCGCTGAAGGAAGGCCGTGCACCCACAGCGGATGAATGGGCCTTTGCTGAAAAGCAGCTTGATGCTGCTAATGCCTCTGTGCAGGCTGGGTGACGTCTGGCTACAAAAGCTAACTGGTTAGGCCTATGGCTTGCCGTAGCATATCGTTAACGCGCCCTTGCCAACCAGGGCCGTCCTGTTTCAGCCGGTCAATCAAATCGGGGTCAAGACGAATCGATACAAGCTTCTTTGTGGGAGCTTTTTGTGGCCCTCTTACTCTACGCTGTGCTGCTAATGCTGGCACAGCTACAGATGCAGGTTTGGCATTGAGAAAATCTTGATCCGTTAGCTCGGGGTTATCTGCATCTTGCAAGATGCCCTGATTGATCAGGGCATCTTCTTCATCCGTAGGCATGATAAATTCAGGTTTGCGCGGCATAAAGCTTTGCCTCCCGTTTGTTGGCCTTTCGTAGGCTGATGATGCGGACAATGCGTGTTTCAATGCTGAAAACCAGCACATGCAGGCGGAGATTGATTGGGGCAATAGCAACAAGGCGGGGCTCGTTTGCGCTACGACTTGTCATGACAAAAGCCACATCCCATTCGAAGTCTTCAGCATCAGCAAAATCAACGCCATGCTTGGCGATGTTACTTTGACGCTTTGCTTCGTCCCAATCGTATCTCATATAAATTGTATATACAAACAGACAATTTAAGGCAAGCAGATTGTATATATATTTTGCTTAATTTAAGGGGCTTGCCGAAATCATTCGTGGAAGCAGTAATAGATAGACCAAGAGCCGCCATAGGTAGCGGACAGGCTCTTGGCTATCAGCTCTATATCGCAAGTATGATCAGATAACGATACCGTACCTTATATATAAGGTACGGGCGCATAAACGCGGTATTGTGTTCACATGATAAAGTGAGCACTGTTGTTTATGTCTATTTTTCAAGGGAAAGTCTGGTCGGAGTGAGAAGATTCGAACTTCCGGCCCCTGCGTCCCGAA